ATTCGGTAATACTTTCTTTGGGACAGGTGATACTCTAATTAATGCAGAAACATTAATGGCTCTAAGAGCTAATCCGCCCAAGTCAATGCTAGAAGGTAATAGCGTTTATATATATGAAGAAACACAAAAAGATCATGATTATATTATGACTGTTGATGTGTCGAAGGGAAGAGGACAGGACTATTCTACATTTAATGTGATCGATATTAGCACAAGACCTTTTAAACAGGTTGCTGTTTATCGCAATAATACTATCTCGCCTATTCTCTTCCCAAATATTATTTATAAATATGCTAAAGTCTACAATGATGCTTATGTCGTCATTGAAGCTAATGATCAAGGGGCAGTAGTTTGTAACGGATTATATTATGACTTTGAATATGAAAATATGCACGTAGAGTCTGCTGTTAAGGCAAATGCTCTAGGTATTGAAATGAATAGAAAAGTTAAAAGACTAGGATGCTCTACTATAAAGGATATATTAGAAACACAAAAGCTGGATATAGTAGATGAAAATACTATTTTAGAAATATCGACCTTTATTGCTAGAGGTCAATCATACGAGGCATCTGACGGTAATCATGATGATCTAATGATGAATCTTGTAATGTTTGGATATTTCTCTCTTTCAAGCCAGTTTGGTGAAATTACTGATATTAATCTAAAAGAAATGATGTATAAAAATAGAATGCAAGAGATTGATAATGACATGGTTCCATTTGGATTTGTTGATGACGGACTAGAAGAAGTAGAAAGAACTGTAGATCCTAGAGAGCCATGGGCAGTTGAACACGATTTTAACGATAACTTTTACTAAATAATAAAAATGATAAATAACGGTAATTGAATTCCGTATTATGAAAACATATAATTCGATTACTGGAAAAGGAACGAACAATGGCATTATTTACTCCTTCGGAGTCGCCGGCAATCGTAGTCAAAGAAGTTGATCTGACAGGCGGAGTGCCTAATGTTCAATCTTCAACTGGCGCGTTTGTAGGTAACTTTCGCTGGGGTCCAGCTGAGAAAGCCACGCTTGTAACAAATGAAGCAGGGCTAGCCGAACAGTTTGGAAACCCAGACGACACACATTCAGTAGATTTTCATTCTGCTGCATACTTTCTAAAATATTCTAATTCCATGCAGGTAGTGAGAGCTGTCTCTTCTGCTGCACGGAACGCAACTGATGCATCAGGCACAGCTGCACTAATTAAAAATCATGATACATGGGACAACGGCACATGGACTGGTAAAGTACATGCTAAGTATCCTGGTGCTTTAGGTAATTCACTTAAGGTATCTGCTGCTGGACCAGCCACATGGAGTGGATGGGCATATGCTAGCAAGTTCGATGCTGCTCCTGTAGCTAACGAACAGCATATCGCAGTTGTAGATGAAGACGGTGATATCTCTGGAACTGCAGGTACAGTACTAGAAACATTCCCATTTGTATCAGAATTAGCAGCTGCTCTTAATGATGACGGTTCAACTAATTATATGAAAAACGTAATTAACAGACGTTCAGAGTATATCTGGATGAATGCAATTACAGATTCTTCTGATAATCTATCTCTAGATAACGGTGTTAATAGCGCTGCATTAGGTACAGCTGAAGTCGCGACTGGTTTTGATCTCTTTGAAGATAAAGATACAGTTCAAGTCGACTTTTTGATTGCACCAGGTATGGCTAGCAGATCAGCTCAAACAACTGTAGTTAACGACCTTATAGCAACTGCTGGTACAGAGCGTAAAGACTGCGTAGTAGTAAGCTCACCTGCAAGATCAGATATCGTAGGCGCGGCAACTCCTAATGCTGATGCTATCACAACTGCTGCTACATTCGTAAGCACTTCATATTTGTTTATTGATAACAACTACTTGAAAGTGTATGACAAATACAACGATAAGTATATCCAGATTCCAGCGGCTTCTTCAACTGCAGGTATCATGGCAGCTTCTGATAGAGAAGCAGGTCCATGGTTCTCACCAGCAGGTTCTCGTAGAGGTGCTTATCTAGGTGTAACTGCTCTTTCATATAGCCCTTCAAAACTTGAAAGAGATGCTCTATATAAAGCAAATATTAACCCAATTGCTAATTTGCCTGGTCAGGGCGTATTGCTTTATGGTGATAAAACAAATATGTCAAGACCTTCTGCATTCGACAGAATTAATGTACGTAGATTGTTTAACACTATTGAAAGAGCAATCGCTATTGCTGCAAGAAACACAATCTTTGAATTCAACGATGAGTTCACAAGAGCTGAGTTTGTAAATATTGTAGAGCCATTCCTAAGAGAAGTCAAAGGAAGAAGAGGTATCACAGATTTCAGAGTTGTATGTGACGGTACAAACAACACTGCTGCTGTGGTGGATAGAAATGAATTCATTGCGAATATCTTCATTAAGCCTGCACGCTCTATTAACTACATTACTCTTAACTTTGTAGCTGTTAGATCTGGTGTTGACTTCGAAGAAGTAGCCGGATTACAGGTATAAGGAGATAAAAAATGGCAGTACTAGGCGTAGATGATTTTAAAGCCAAGTTACGTGGCGGTGGAGCAAGACCAAATCTCTTCAAAGCTACTATTAACTTTCCAGGTTATGCTGGTGGTGATGTAGAGCTTACATCGTTCTTATGCGAGGCAGCTCAGTTGCCTGCATCAACAGTAGGTACAATTATTGTTCCTTTCCGTGGTCGTCAATTAAAGATGGCTGGTGATCGTACATTTGATGTATGGACCCCAACTATTATTAACGACACAGATTTTAACGTCCGTGATGCAATGGAACGTTGGATGAACGGAATGAATGCTCATAGTGCAAACACAGGTCTAACTAACCCTGTAGACTATGAAGCTGACCTTGTTGTTGAGCAACTAGACAAGGATGGATCAACATCAAAAACTTACAATTTCAGAGGATGCTTCCCCACAGGTTTGTCTCCAATTGATCTGAGCTATGCTTCAGAGAATGAAATTGAACGGTTTACTGTTGAATTCCAGGTTCAGTATTGGGAAGCAGCAACTACTTCTTAATACGTTATAAATAGATAGAGGGACTTAACGGTCCCTCTAAAACTAATTTTAGGAACGAAAATGGCTGATGATAGTATAAGACTTTTTGGATTTGAAATCAAGCGGGCTAAGGATAAGTCTGATGATAAACTTCGTTCTATTGTTCCTCCAGTTGATGAAGATGGCGCTGGTTATGTGACAGCCGCTGGTTCACATTATGGTACATATGTAAATGTAGACGGTGGAGAGCATGCAAAGGACAATATTCAGAATATTAAGCAATACCGAGCTGTATCTTATCACCCAGAAGTAGATGCAGCTATCGATGATATTGTGAACGAATCTATTGTATCAGGTGAGAATGAATTACCTGTTACTCTTATTTTAGATCATGTAGAAGGACTCAGTGATCAACTTAAGAAAGTTATTACTACAGAGTTTGAAGATGTTTGCTCTATGCTTAACTTTAAAGAGTTAGGACATGATATCTTTAGAAGATGGTATATTGATGGTAGAGTGTATCACCACCTTGTTATTAATGAATCTCAACCTAAAGCTGGTATTCAAGAGATTAGACCTATCGACGCGGCTAAAATTCGTAAAGTAAAAGAAGTAAAGAAAAAGAAAGATGAAGCTACTGGAGCGTCTCTAGTAGAGAGTGTAAATGAATTTTATATCTACCAGGAAAAACCGGGCGGTACAAATCAAGGCGTAAAGCTATCAAACGATGCAGTGTCTTATGTCACTTCCGGTTTACTTGATATTGATCGCAAAAGAATTGTATCGCATCTTCATAAAGCTTTAAAGCCAATTAACCAATTGCGTATGATGGAAGACTCGTTAGTTATCTACAGACTAGCTAGAGCACCAGAACGCCGAATCTTTTATATTGATGTAGGTAACTTACCTAGAGGTAAAGCAGAAACATATATGAAAGATATTATGGCTCGTTACCGTAATAAACTTGTGTATGATGCTGATTCAGGTAAGATTAGAGATGATCGAAAGCATATGTCTATGCTCGAAGACTTCTGGTTACCTCGTAGAGAGGGTGGTAGAGGTACAGAGATTACTACTCTACCTGGTGGAGAGAATCTAGGTCAAATCGATGATATTTTATACTTCCAGAAAAAGATGTATAAAGCTCTCAATGTTCCCGTTTCTCGGCTGGAACAAGACCAAGCAGCTGGATTACTAGGTAGAGCTTCTGAGATAAATAGAGATGAGCTTAAGTTTCAGAAGTTTATCGACAGGTTACGTAATAAGTTTTCAAGCTTATTCTTAGGTATTCTTAAGAAGCAGTTAATGCTTAAAGGAGTTATCACTGAAGAAGACTGGGACAATTGGAAGAACGACATTGTAGTTGATTATATTAGAGATAATCATTTCTCTGAATTAAGAGATGCAGAGCTACTCAGAGAAAAGTTACAGACTCTGGATACAATGCAGCAGTATGTTGGTGAGTTCTTCTCTAAAGAGTATGTAATGAAAAATGTTCTCTTACTAGATGATGATGCAATGAAAGAGATGAAAGATCAGATAGCACAAGAAAAGTCATCAGGTGAAATTCCAGATGATAATGAAGAGGACGCAGATGCCAACTAAGAATTTTAATCTCGCAAAACTAGCTAGAAATATTAATATTGAAGATGATGGGTCAATTGCATTTACAAGTCAAGTAAGCGCTGGTGGAGAAACAATTGGATCTCTTACAGCTTCTATGGATTCAGACCAAACATCTACTATAACACTATCAAAAGCTTCTACTCCTGTTCCTATTGTTCAAGCATATAAAGAGATTCCTCAAACCGGATTAAGTAGTAAAGGTCAATGGGATGTTAATGCTAATGCCACGAATTATGATTTTTATGATGAAAAACCTATTTCCTATTCTTCTGCTAATTTAACTCCAAGCGCAACTGGAGATGGTACTTTTACAAACAGTGCCCCAAATACAACTTACTATGATGTAGCTAATGCCACGTACGATAATATTTCAAATGCACAATACACAGCGTTCACTGGAGCTTATAGTACAATATTTAATAACAATGGTACTAAAGCGTATGTAACTGCACATAATAGTAGTGGAGATATATATCAATATAGTCTTTCCACAGCATATGATGTAAGTACTAATACATATGACAGTAAAACATATGCTTTTAGCGAATTCACATACCCTACCGCTTCAAGATTTAACGGTGATGGAACTAAACTCTATACTGTGGCTTGGAATGGTTCAGCAAGTTCAAGTCGAATCTGGCAGTACTCTTTAAGTACTGCGTATGACATCAGTACAGCAAGCTACGATTCCGTAAATTTAAATTTGACAGCTCATAATTTTGCTTGGGGATTTACTTTTAATAATGATGGATCAAAAGTTTTTGTTTCAATAGTTGATGCCGGCGCGACTGGTGGTAGAATTGCAGAATATTCTCTATCAACCAATTATGATCTTAGCACTGCAGGAAGCCAAACACTGTATGTCCTATCCGGCACCGGCTGGGCAAACTATGGAATTGAATTTAATAATGACGGAACAAAACTATTTGTCAATAATAACGATGATGTGCCGACTAAAGGACCACATGTATTTACTCTAAGTACTGCATATGATATTAGTACAGTAAGTTATACAAGTACAAATGCAGATGTAAATACTTTATTTGGAGGTTCTATGGGCGCCGGTGATATTACTTTCAATAACAACGGCAGCAAGATGTATATAAGTGATACTGTCAATGGCTATGTAAGACAGTTTTCAGTGTCTACTAGTACCGCATTTAGCGCATCAGATGTGGGTAAGAAAGTAGTCGGCAATTCAGGATCTGCTACAATTACTGATGCTTCTGGAACCTATAAGTCAGTCACTGCTTTTGCGGATACTTCTGCCATTTCTTCTTGGCAGTTATTTGGCGCTCAAGGTAAGGCTGATGGATCCGGTATTGAATTAACTGGATTTGAACAACCACACACAAATGTTGCTACGCCTACTCACACAAAAACATACACTTGGCCATCAACATATTCAAAGCTTGGCGGTATAAAAATAAGCCCTGATGGAACTAATTTTTATGCGTCACATTACGACTCCACTGCTGGATTAGTTCACAGATTTTCATTATCAACCCCTTATGATATAACAACGGCAACATTTACCGAATCTGGTTCTTTTAATCTAATAAGAGATTTTTTATGGAACAGTGACGGAACTAAACTCTACGGCTTGAAATATTATACCACGGTCGGTATAGCCACTAAAGTTGCATCCACTCCATATTCTTTAACAAATATGACAGACGGTACTACTATCACTTCTACTTTTGCCACAGATGCTGGTGGGAGTCATCACATGAAAGGTATGTGTTTTAGCGCCGATAAAACACAATTATATATTGCAAATCATGGAACAAATTATTTTTACCAATATAGTTTAGATGGAGATCCAGGCGAGATTGACTCAGGGCTTACATATGTTGGTGCCGCAGCCGTTGGGATGAATAATCCACACAGTCTTGAAATGCAAGCTGACGGAACTAAACTTTGGTTCACAACTTACCTTGAAGGCAGCGCGTCACGATATCACTATCTACCTCTTTCAACTCCATTTGATATCACCTCTGCGGGCAGTAGGGTTCAGTACAATTTTCCAAGCCCCGCCAACGCTGTTGGTGGTAATAGTCGAACTCCAATATTTACTTTTAATGAAGATCAAACTGTAATGTATGTATCTTCAACAGGGAATGCTGATGCTACTGATAATATTTTTCAATTTTCAGTTGGTACTTCAGCACATCCATACTCTACCTACTCTCCAGCTCTTACAAATTCTTCTAACGGTCAAATAAATTCTTCAAGCTGGCTAGATATTAATTCAATGACAGCAGATGAGACTAAGAATGGCGGCGACATCTTCTATGCAGTATCTACTGACAACCGAACAAGCTGGGGTGTAGCAAAGGCATCAGATGGTGTAAGAAAGATTGTTAAGAATAATTCTGGAACTTGGCAGTATAATAATAATACTGGTAGTTCAACTGCTGTTGGTTTTAGTTTAGCAAGCCCAAGTTATGATAATAAATCATATAGCGTTTCTCACTCTAACCCAAGAGGTATGTATCTAAAACCTGATGGTACTGAATTATACATTGGTGCATATACTGGTCATGTTTATCAATTTACATTATCAACACCTAACGATATTAGCACAGCAAGCAGTACAGGCAATTATAACATAGACGAACATAATGATACTTTAGCACTTAGTTTTAAACCTGATGGTACTAAGATGTATGCAGCCGATGGTACAAATATGTATCAATATACATTAAGTACTGCTTGGGATGTAACTACTGCATCATACGACAGTGTTTCCTATACTCCATCTGATATGGGATCAAGCGATATTCATAGTTTAAATTTTAATTCGGATGGTACTAAATTATTTATGTCTGATGACGGATCTTCTGATAACAGAATACGTGAATATTCATTAAGCACTCCTTATGTAATATCCTCTGCATCTACGACGAGTAATTACTTATACCATAATAAAGCAAACGTAAGAGGCGTTGATTTTAGTTCAGATGGAACTAAAATCTTTTTATCTTCATATAGTACTCAGACCGTATATCAATATAATTTAGCATCACCTTATACATTATCTTCATCACAAGGAACTACTGCTGATGCAGAATATGATGCTTCTTCTACAATTTCAAGTGGCATGTATAGTATGGCATTTTCCAATGATGGTACTAAGTTATTCATTTTAGAAAGCAATACAGATACTGTAAAACAGTTTTCTACTACAACAACCGCATTAGGATATGGAACTGGCGAGACTTGGGTCAATGGTACGAACAATAATGAACACGCAACATTGCAACAAGCTTTAACATCTCAGGCTTTTAATAGAATGGACAAGGCACAATTGGATGCAGTAGCTGATGGATACCACTTTAGTCAGGATAGTGCTGATACGCTAGACTTAATGATTGCACCTTACGCGGCTTCTGGTGCAAGTCCTGTTTCAGATGGTGTTACAATTAACTATGATGCAGAATCTAAATATAGACAGGCCGTGCCTGAAACTGATTACAGAGTAGATTTTCAAGGGACCGTTACAGTAGAATTTACTTCTAATATATCCGCTAATTTTAAAGTTAAAGTAGTATAAAGGCTAAACAATGACAACGAATGCAAAGAATTTAAGCACATTAGCTAATGTACTAGATGATGGCACTAGTGGACAGATACTTCAAAGTACAGGCTCTGGAGGAGTAGTTTTTGCAAATATAACCGCAGGAGCTTCTGTATATGATTCAGCGGCACTACTACCTCTTGCAGGTAATGATGCTGGAGATATGGCGTTTGTTACAGCTACTAGCCACTTTTACATTAATAATGGTACTGGTTGGTATTCAGTTAATTTAATTAACACAGACCCAGCTATTACGTCTGTACAAGATGCGAGCGCCAACACTACTCCATTTACATTATCAACAGATGGTAGTGCAACTGTAATTACTATTACAGCTAATGATCCAGAGAATGTACCTCTCACTTATAGCTATGCTGTTACTACCGGATCTCTTACTAATGGTGGTGGTACAACCGCAACTGTTACTCAGAGCGATAATGTATTTACAGTTACCCCTTCTACCACTGAAGCTTATGCTGGAACATTTAGCCTAACCTTTACTGCTAGCGACGGAATTAATACAGCTACAAGTGCTAATAGCTTTACATTGCAGTTTATTTCATATTATGATATTGCTTCTGTCAGTGGCTATACCGATCGAAAAACCTTTGCAACAGGAGTAACTGGGCAAACCTGGGGAATGTGGATGAACTCAGATGGTACTAAATGGTTTGTATTGAGATCAACCGATATAGTATATCGATATGACCTTTCTACTGCATATGATATTTCAACTGCATCTCAACATAGTACTTATAACTTAAACACAGGAAGCGGAGGAGTACAAACTGTTCCTACTAGCATATTTTTAAAACCTGATGGAACTAAACTTTATTCCTTTAGTTACATAACTAACGACGCTATAGCAGAACATACATTAAGCACAGCTTTTGATTTGTCTACCGCTTCTTACACTGCTTTAAGCCCCTCAACAGCAGGTCAAGAAGCGAGTGGGCAGGGCTTACATTTTAAATCGGATGGCTCTAAAGTTTATACAACTGGTTTTGGATCAGATAAAGTTCATCAATACAGCTTAAGCACATCTTGGGACATAAGTACACTAAGTTATGATAATATAAACATATCAGTGCCTACCGACTTTCCAACTTCAAGCGCACCAAGAGGAGTATGTTTTGCCAACAATGGTACTTATATGTATGTAGCTGAAGTGTCGACTGGTTACGCTCGAGGAATTTTACGATGGACGCTTTCCACTCCTTGGGATATTTCTACAGCTACGCCTGACCAGCATGGAGGATCTCCAAACGGACTATCTGCTCTTGCAAGAGATTTATTCATAACTGAAAACGGAGAGTACTTTATTACAACCATGGCTGATACAACTAACCGTATTGAACAGTATAAATTTAAAACTGCATATAACGTAAACCGTCCTACAAAAGCATCTGATTATACCTTTATCAACCAAGCGCGATATCAGTTTCAATTTAAGCCTGATGGCACTAAAGTATGGGTAGGAGATGCTTTCTCAGGTTATATAGAGACTTTTGACTTATCCACGGCTTGGGATGTATCCACAATGTCAGCAGGAACTATTAGTAGTAGCCTCGGTACCACGCGACCAGATGCAATGAGAGTAAGTCCTGATGGTAGTAAATTATATGTTTCAGATAATGGTAACTTTTTTGGACAGTATGATATTACAACCCCTTGGGATGTATCCACAATAAATTTAGCTTCAAAAACAGTAGTTTCAAATGTTATTGGAGCAGGTGATTCTTTTACTTTCTCTAGTGATGGGTTATCGTTATATTCTGCGCCTGGGGGTAGTACCCAAACTATATACATGTACAATTTAACAACCGCTTGGGATGCAAGCACGGCATCAACTACAGCGAATTACACTTACACCTTTCCTTTAATATACCAGACCGCTAATGTCAGGTTTAGGTATATAAGGTTTGGCCAAAATGATACTAAAGTGTGGGTAGCAGTTACTAATCAAGCCTATTATGCAGGTATTCATCAACTTTCTTTATCAACTCCAAAAGACCTATCAACGGCAACTTATGATGGGGCGCTAGAAATTACTGGCCAAACCACTAATATATTACCTTCAGACATGGATTTTAGCAGTGATGGGTCAATATTCTATATTATGAATTATAATTCATCAACTCAGCCTAAACTAGAACAATACAATTTGTAGTCTAAATATTATGATTACTAAACCCACAGCTTTATTAGAAGGTTAATAGAATGGTATCTAGAAATAGAAAGATAGCACGTAGAATTGGTCAAGCTGTTGCTAATGATGTTTTAGACATATCCGGAGCCAT